TTGCGGACAACAACCTCGAAGCTTTTATATGCATCGAGAACAGCAACGAAACAAATCACACCTTTATAAGCCCAAAAATACGCTCAGCCGCAGCACGGGAAAAAATAAGCAGAGACGTTGGAAAGAATCAAGCCGTTTCCCAAATGTCGGTCGATTACGCAAAGTATCGCCTCAGTTTTGGGGTTTATTCTGTCAGCCCTGCAGAGAAGGGGACCAAGTGGGATAATAGGACGATGCAATTCTCACTCAAGGAATCTGGGTACACGGTCCAAAATTACAAGGGGCTAAAGGGAGAGCAGGACAAAAGAGATGCATATAAATTGGCACTTCGGGCTCGTTTGGAGGCTATTTCGTACCAAAAAAGAAAAAAGTTTTAAATTTTTTAAAAATAAATGCACCGACATAGTAAAAAATCAAAATAGTTATTATACCTTTGTAATAACAAATAAGGGAAATGATTTTTTTACACTTCAAAACACTTTAAATTATGAAAACTTTAGAAATGAATCACACGGAATATATGAGAAAGGTTAAAAGCCTTTGCGAAGCTTCACTCAGGTATATTATTCAAGATTGCAGAGAGGCAATTGATGCGATGCCTAATAACCCAAAAAACGGTTACTATGCCGATGAAATTCATTATTGCTCAATGGAATTAGTAAAAAGAAAAAACAAGGTAAAATAACCACTATCATAGGTTTACGGTCAACCTCAAACCGTATTTTATTCACTTCAAAACACTTCTAAAATGAAAAACCTATTTAACATCGATGCGGAGTTGTACGAAATTTACAACGAGATTGAAAACAACGGGGGCGAAATGACCCCAGAGCTCGAAGCAGCTCTCGAAATTTCCGAATCTGAGCGACTTACTAAGGGCGAAGGGTATGTTTATGTCATTAAGCAATTAAAGTCGCAGGCTGAGCTGATTAAAAGCGAAATAAAACGCCTGCAGGAGATAGCAAAACGTTACGAAACCTCAGCCGAAAAACTTTCAGACACGCTACTCGAGTCAGTTATCGCTCACGGGCAAATTAAAACGGCTTTTGTGACAATATCGAGCAGGAAGAGTAAGTCAGTATCCATTACGGACGAGAGCCTCATACCGACCGAATTTTTGCGTATTAAGACCGAGCCGAACAAAACAGCTCTAAAGGAAGCACTCGAGGGAGGTCAAATAATCGACGGGGCTCTTATTGTGGAAAATGTATCTTTAAATATTCGATAAAACACTTTAAAACACTTCAAACAATGAAAACGACACCACTTTTCACGCTTAAAAAAGTTCAATCAGAGTTCCCGAGCATACAAATAAGCGAGAGCAAGCAAAGCGCAGATTTTATACGCCAATTTTACTTTGAGGATATAAACGTATTTGAGAGTTTTTTTATTTTAACCCTGAGCAGGAGAAACGAGACAACGGGTTACGCAAAAATATCTCAGGGCGGAATATGCTCAACTATTGTCGATATTAAACTAATTGCTAAGTATGCAGTCGAAAACCTTGCAAGCGGGGTTATATTAGCTCACAACCACCCGAGCGGAAACCTTCGCCCCAGTGAGCAAGATTTTGAAATTACGAATAAGATTGTTAAAGCTCTTGATTTACTCGATGTTAAGGTATTGGACCACATAATCTTGACTGAGAGCAATTATTTTTCTTTCCGTGACAATTGTTATTTATAAACCCTTTAAAATTCAATAAAATGATACTATTCTCTTTATGTACTGGTTTTTTTCTTGGAGTCGGCATTACTATGTTAGCGACTGCAAAACAAAAAATCGGTAACTATAATAATAATAAATAAATGATATTTGGTTTTGGTAGTTTTAGAAAGGCAAGCCGCTGAACAAAAACTTACCTGACAGCTGGAAAGACAGCATTTTTTAACTTAAAACAAACACAATGTCAAAACAAGATAAAAGGATTTTTTACAAAAAGATATTATTTTCTGATGATGATATTAGAAAAATTGCGGATGAATATGCCGACCAATTTTACTACAAAGAGGCGAATCCGCTTAGTCACGAATCTTTAACAGAGCCATTTATAGATGGATTTAAAAAAGCAATAGAATTGATTAACAAAAAACAAACACAATGACAGCAGTAGAATGGTTAAAAAATGAGATGGCAAAAAAAATAATTATAAGTGATAAATTTGAAAAATCAACTTTAGATTTATTCATAGAAGCCCTTGAAATGGAAAAGCAGCAAATAACCGATGCTTATGACAAAGGCTATGATGATGCTGCAAACTATAAAATATTATAATAAAACATACAAAAAAAATAAACTTGGCTAACGGCTTTGTGTAAGATTGCGCAGTCTTATGCATTAACTCAACATAAGATTTGGGCACAAGTTTTATTTCTGTAGTTTGTTTGTTAGTGTTAGCCGTCTCAACTCTGGGACGGCTTTTGCATATAAAAAAACCCCGTATCTCTACGGGGCACACTTCTAAAAAACTAAAATGAAAAACTATTTCTTTAACTGAGCTATTGTTTGCATAACGGTACTCGATGTAATGAGCAACCAACTAATCGTCGCTTCGACTATAATCTCCGCTTTGGCATTATCGAGCTTTAGCCTCGAAGCAACCTCCGACTTAATCTCATTAGCATATTCTGGAGAGATACCCGCCTTTAGTTCCAGTATTGCCTCATCAAGGTTCGACACCAACTTAGGTATTTTAAAAAGCTCAGGAGCCAAGCCCAGAATTTCAGAAAATTGGACTTTTTTGTCCTCAACTACTTTCCCGATTGAGGTAATGAGTTCGGCAGCAATCACGACACAAGTTTTAAGATTTTTCATAATTTAACGTTTTTGTTTGACAAATTTACAAAATAATTCTATATTCGCATCAAAAGTACAAATATAATGCAAAAAATTGAAATTATTAAAAGTAAGTTAATAACAGTTAGCTCGATTGAGCAGAACAAGGGGCAGATTGACGGGTTGCCAAAAAACCCTCGCTTAATTAAGGACGCAAAGTTCGAAAAGCTAAAAAAGTCTATCGAGGATAACCCCGAAATGCTTGGAGCTCGTGAGCTTATTGTTTACCCTTATAATGACAAATTTGTCATAATCGGGGGTAATATGCGATTCACGGCTTGTAAGGAACTCGGATATAAAGAGCTACCCTGCAAGGTACTTCCTGCGGACTACTCAGCTGAACAATTGCGAGCTATTACGATTAAGGATAATGTCGCTTTTGGGGAAAATGACTGGGAAAATTTGGCGAATGAATGGGATGCTCTGGAACTGGAGGAGTGGGGGATGGAATTGCTAGAGATTAGTACAAAAATAGATGATGAAATTAATGATTTATCCTCTACAATTAAAAACTTATATCGAATTGAGATTATATGTAAAGATGAAGAAGAACAGGAAAATAATTACAATAAATTATTAGAACAAGGATACGAATGCCGACTTTTGACATTATAAAAGAAACAAAGCCAAGTAAAACTTTTAGAGTTGCTTCTATAATTGGTAAATTTGATTTGCAATCTGATAAAATAATAGAACATTTTAAAGGAAATATTGATTTACCAAATAATTGGCAAATAGGTTTAATTGTAGGAAAAAGTGGAACTGGAAAAACAACAATAGCAAAACAATTATTTGAATATGCTTATATAACATCTTATGAATATACTGCCGAAAGTGTTTTAGACGATATGCCAAAAGAATGTAGTATTGAACAAATAACATCTGCTTTTAATTCAGTAGGTTTTTCAAGTCCACCAAGTTGGTTAAAACCATATTCAGTATTAAGTAACGGACAAAAAATGCGAGTTGATTTAGCCCGTGCTATTTTAGAAAAAAACGAACTATTTGTATTTGATGAATTTACAAGCGTAGTAGATAGAAACGTTGCTCAAATAGGTTCTTTTGCTATGCAGAAAGCAATTAGAAAAACGAATAAAAAATTTATAGCAGTATCTTGTCATTTTGATGTCCAAGATTGGTTGTTACCTGATTGGGTATTTAATACCGATACAATGACCTTTCAAAGTTTTGAAGGGCAAAAAAAAAATAGACCAGAAATTAAATTTGAAATATTCAATTACGGAGATAAAAGTATTTGGAAAATGTTTGCTAAGCACCATTATTTAAGTCATTCTCATAATAACGCTGCAAATGTATTTATAGCTACAGTTAATAATGAGGTAGCAGGTTTTTTAAGCGTTTTACATTTACCTCATCCAAAAGCAAAAACAATTAAAAAAGTTCATCGTTTAGTTATATTACCTGATTATCAAGGAGCAGGAATAGGATTAAAATTTTTAAATGAAGTAGGTAAATTATATAAACGAGATAAATGGCGATATACGATAGTCACTTCTGCACCAAGTTTAATAAATGCTTTAAAAAAATCAAATGAATGGATTTGTAAACATTATGGGAGATTAAAAGCAGACACTGGAATAATACATGGAAATAATAATAAAGCAAATAATTCTAAAGAAAGAATAACAGCAAGTTTTGAATTAAAATAAATAATTATGCCAATACCCACACCAAGACCAACGGAAGACGTCGACAAGTTTGTTGACCGATGTATGTCGGACGAAAATATGAACACAGACTATCCAGATCAAAAGCAACGGTATGCAGTTTGTCTTGTCACATACGAAAAGCAGGCGCAAAAGAAAATTTTAGCTCAGGAAACTTTCACGGACTATCCGCAGGCAGCCACAACAAACGCAAAGAGGGCGCTCAAATGGAGGGACGAAAGTGGGAACCCGAGAGGATGCGGCACTCCAGTCGGATGGGCTCGAGCTAATCAGTTAGCAAATAGAGAACCGATAAGCTTCGACACAATAAAAAGGATGGCAGCGTTTCAAAGATTCAGGAGATTTGCAGGAAAGTCATACGAGGAAGGATGCGGCACAATAATGTGGGACGCTTGGGGCGGAGATGAGGGTATCGCTTGGGCAATTAGAAAAGTAGAAAGCTTGGAAAAATGACTCACACGGAAAGACAAAGATTAAAACGGAAATTCGAGTACCTAAGGGGATTTCTGGAAGCTCTCAGCTGGGTACAAATGG